AGGCGATGCCGGAGCCGTTGCGATCCCAGATGCTTCTAGGGGACTTCGAGGCGGGCATGGAAGACGATCGGTGGCAAGTCATCCCGACGCGATGGGTCGAAGCGGCTATGGATCGCTGGAAGCCGCGCGACGCGAAGGGCGAAATGGACAGCATGGGCGTCGATCCTGCAATGGGCGGGAGCGACAAGTTCGTGATCAGCCGCCGGCATGGCGTGTGGTTCGACGATCTGATCCGCATCCCTGGCAATCAGGTGCCGGACGGCGCGACGGGCGCCGGCTATGTGACGATGTTCCGCCGCGACCGCGCGCCGGTTCACGTCGATGTCGTCGGCTGGGGCGCGTCCACGCATGACTTTCTGACCGCGAACGAAGTCCAGTCGATCCGCGTCAACGGCGCGGAGAAGAGCCTGGAGCAAAGCGAGGAAGGCGGGCTCAAGTTCGCCAACATGCGCGCGCAACTGATCTGGCGGATGCGGGAGGCGTTGTCGCCGACGGCGAAGTTCCCGATGTCGCTTCCCGACGACGGCGATCTGCTGGCCGATTTGACAACCTATCGCTGGAAGATGACGCCCTCCGGCATCTTGATCGAGAGCAAAGAGGAAATGCGGAAGCGTCTCGGCCGCTCTCCTGACGACGGGGACGCGGTGTGTTATGCGCTGAAGGCGACGGTGAAGGCGGAGGTCGTCCAGGACTTCCTCGCTGATCAGGCGCGAATGGGCGGTTACGATCGCTTCAGCGAGTTGGACTAGGGAGGCACGCATGGCGGGACCACAACGCGGGACACAGGAAGCGCCGGCTCTTCCGGCCGTCCCTCCGGCGGAGATCGAGGCGCTGAAGGAACAGCTCGCGGCTACGCAAGCACAGCTCGCGAAGGTGCTGGAGCTGATGTCGCCCGCACCCGCGGAGCCGGCCGCGGAAGTCTGATTGCGTTGTCGCGCAATCTGGGCGATATTCCCGCGCGGTTAGCGCTGGAGGATGCGGAATGAAGGTCGATGAAACCGGCGCCCAGCGCGTCGCCCTTGGGACGGCAACGGACGGAGGGGCGGTCGTTCCGGTCGGTCCCGCGAACCCGCTCCCGATGGGCGGCAATGTCAATTCCGGTTCGGCGGATAGCGGGGCTCCGCTGAAGATTGGCGGCGTCGTCAATTCTGGTACGCCGGCCGCGTCGGCCGATGGCACGCGCAAGGACTTGTGGGTGTCGAATGCGGGCGCCCCTGTGATCAGTCTCGCCGGCAACAATCCGGCGGATGCGCTGCCGAACACGGTGATCGGCTTTTTCACCCAGCCCGGCGGCGGCGGCGGCATTCCCGCGGCGGCGGGATACCTGTTCAATGGTGCGACGTGGGATCGCCAGCGCGGCGACACGTCCGGTCTGTATATCGCTGGCGCGACGTATTGGACGGAGGCCACGGCAAATCAGGCGGCGGCGGCGACGCTGAACGGGACGCTTCGCTCGGCGGGCGGCGTTGCGGGGGGCATAGGCTCGCGTTTCAACTGGTTCGTTGCGGAGGTCTTCAGCGATCAGGCCGGGACGCTCTACGTGGACAAGTCCACGGATGGCGGCGCGACGTGGCGGCAAGTCGGATCGATTGCAGCCGTTGCGGGTACGTCGGTCAGCCTTCGCGTTCCGATCAGCGGCACGGCTTATCGCGCGAGGTTCGTCAATGGCGCGACGGCAACGACGGCGTTCCTACTCACCACCAGCTTTGCACGATAGGGGCTCGCTATGGGTACGGTTCCCGAAAACTTCGATCCGAACGTCGCTCACGTCATCGACGCGGACGGCAATATCTTCCAAGAGCTGGCGCCTGTTCGCACGGTCGATGTCATCGTCGGCGTTGCCGATGACGGGGAGCCGGTAGTGGAAGCTGTGGAGCTGCCGCGCGAGTGGGACGAAAGCGCCACGGTCGCGGCGATGGAGCAAGGCGAGTGAACGCTGTCGCGCGGACGCTCTATCAGGGACAGGTGGACGGGAAGGATGTCGTCGATCCGGCCACGGTAGCGCCCGCTGTCGTCGCTGTGGTCGGCGGTATGTTCGCGACGGACGCGCCGAAGCCGGAGGCGACATCGCCGGCTCAAGGCGCCGGGCAAATGATCCCGCGCGATACGCATCAACATCCGCGGCTGACATCCGTCGTCGTCGGTACGGTTGCGGCCGGCAATACGGCGGCGATTGCGTTTACGCGCGCGTTCGCTGCGGAGCCGGGGATCGACTATCAAGAACTGCCGGCGACGGCGAATACGACATCGCCTTCGTCGTCGGACATCGACCCCAACGCCCAACCTACGACGTGTCGCGTCATCGCGTGGACGAAGGGGCCGACGGCGCTTCTGCCGAATGCTGCGGCTGGCGATTTCACCGGCTGCACAGTGCGGATTTGGAAGGCACAAGTCGTGCCGCAAAATCTCGTCAATTTGCTGCTAGGTGGCGTGTTCAACCTGTTCGCGGCAAGCGTGGTGGGAACCCGCTTCTCGCTGATCGCTGTCGCGCGTAGCGACGTTTAAGGGGTACGGTCTATGTGTGGTGGCGCTCCCGATGTTCCAGCTCCCCCGGAGCGGCAAGACGCCCGCGCCCCCGCGCGCTCGGCGACGGGGGCGCAAACGGATGATCCGATGCGTCGTCGCCGCGGTTACGCTGCGATGATGTCGGCGGCGTCCGCTGCCGGCAACCTAACGCCCGTCTCGACGACTTCGACGGGCGCGAAGACGAACCTGGGCGCCTGACGATGGCGGAGGGGGCGAAGTATCGGTCGGCCGGTACGCTTACGCTCGGTGGTGGCGGTCGGTCGCTCCTGCCGCGGCAGACGACGCGCGAGTATTTGGAGAAGCGCCTGACCGGGCTCAAGGCTCGCCGCGAAGAGCGTGAGCCGGAGATCGTCGAGATCGCGTCGCTCGCCCAGCCGTTCCGGACGCGGTTCGTCAACAACATCGCGACGAAGGGCCGCAACAACCGTTCGCGGATGAACAAGCTCTATGACGGCCATTCGATCCGATCGTTCCGCTATCTGACGGGCGGGATGTATTCGGGGCTGTCCTCGCCCAATCGGCCGTGGTTCCGCTTCACGCTTCAGGATCGTGACCTGATGAAGTTCCATCCGGTCAAGGTGTGGCTGGCGGAAGTCGAGAAGATCGTGGGGACGATGCTCGCCACTTCCAACTTCTACAGCGCGGCTAAGCTCGGCTATGGCGAGATCGGCCTGTTCGGCACGGATGCTTGCATCATGGACGAACAGACTGACTTCGAAAATGGGCTGGTCCGGCCGGCGTGCTTCCCGCAAACCTTCGGCGAATACTGGATCGCGTGCAATTCGGCGCTGGAGCCGGACACGCTGATCCGCCAGACGACGATGACGGTTCGCCAGATTGTGGAGAAGTTCGTCCGCAACAAGCATGATCCGTCAACCGGCGACTGGTCGCGCGTGTCGGCGCCGATCATGAACGCTTGGGACAATTCGAATTACGAAATGGAGATCAGCGTCTATCACGCGATCGAGCCGAATCCGGAATATACGCCCGGCCGCTTCGACGCGACCGGCAAGCCGTGGCGATCGGTGAAGTGGGAAGCCGGGCAGGACAATGCGAAGTCGCTGCTCGAAGAGAGCGGCTATCACTCGCAACCGTTCTGGGCTCCCCGGTGGGAGATCACGGGGACGGAGGATTACGGGCAGGGTCCAGGACACGACGCCCTTCCCGATATGCGGACGCTCCAGCTCCAGGCGAAGCGCAAGGGCGAGGCGACGGACTTCACAGTCAAGCCGCCGATCGTCGCGCCCGCGGGCGTGAAGGTGAAGCTGTTTCCTGGCGCCGTCACCTATGCCGCGGCGCCGGATCAGGCGTCGATCAAGGAGCTTTACAAGAGCGACTATCGGGCGATCGAGATCATCGGCCGCGACGCGATCGAGTGTCGCGACGCGATCGACGAAGCCACCTATGCGCGCCTGTTCATGGCGATTTCCAACATGGAAGGCTCCGCGGATCGCACCGTTCCGGAGATTGCCGCGCGGGAGGAAGAGAAGCTGACCCAGCTCGGCCCGGTGATCGAGCGCGTGAACACGGAAAAGCTACAGGTCGCCGTCGATCGCGCCTTTGACATCGCCGCGCGGAACAACATGCTCCCGCCGCCTCCGCAAGAGCTGGAGGGGATGGCGTTGTCGCTCGACTTCATTTCCATTCTCGCCCAGGCGCAACGCATGATCGGGATGCAACAGACGGAGCGCGCGCTGGGCTTCGTCGGGCAACTGGAGCAACTGATCCCCGGCTGTGGTGCCGGCGATAACGTCGATACCGACGCGCTGATCGCTGACTATTGGGATCGCTCCGGCGCTCCGGCGCAAGGGCTGAAGGACACGCAAGTCCGCGATCAGGAACGCCAGCAGCGCGCCCAGCAGCAGCAGACGGAGCGAATGGCCCAGATGGCGCCAGCTATGGGGCAGATGGCCGGCGCCGCGAAGACGATGGCGGACACGCCCGTTGCGGGCGGCGATCGGACGCTGTTCGATAGCCTCATGCAACAGCCGCCCATGTGATGGCGAAGCGTCCGCGCACCATTGATCCCGAAGTCCAGAACGCGGCCGATATGGTCGAGCTGATGGGCTATCGGGCGTTCCATCGGTTCCTCTTTACGGTGATGCAGCGATCGGGTATGGCTGGCGTCGCCTTCGGGACCGAAGTCGCAACCTCTTACCATGAGGGGCGCAGGAGCCTGGGGATCGACATTCTTCGGATGGCGGACGGCGCTCTTGTCGTTCGGGCTCCCGACGGACAGCCGTTCGCGGCAATGTCCATCGCCATCAACGAAGCTATGCGTTCTCAAACCCCTGTGGAGACTTCAGACGATGCGACTATCCCGCCACCTATCGACGATGATGACGACGACGACGCTCGCTTCGAGCGTCGGTAGCGTCCGCCTGATCCCGACGCCCGCGGAGCGTGCGCGGGGGCGATACATGCGCGCTCCCGACGGACACGATGCCGGGGGCGCTGGTGACGCTGGCGGAGCTTCGGGCGAAGGTGGCGGCGGGGGCGATGCCGGCGGAACTGCCACTGCTGGTTCCGGCGACGCTGGAGGCGGAGATCAAGGCGGGGAAGGCGGGTCCGGTGGCGCGGCTGGCGCTGAAGGCGGGGCGGATCAAGGCGCTGGCGGCGATGCCGACGGCAAGCCTGGGACGCTGCTAGGTGAAGCGGCTGCGGGAGACGGCGCGAGCGATGACAAGGGCGGCGAGGGCGAAGGCGCGGCTGGTGCGAAAGAGGGCGAGGAAGGCGAGGTCGGTTCGGCCGTCGAAGTCCTGGGCGCTCCCGAAAAGTACGAGCTGACGGTTCCAGAAGACATGGCCGCGGCCGGGGTGACGTTCGACGCGGAGGCATTCGCCGAAGTCGAGCCGGTCCTTCGCGAGCTGAACCTGTCGAACGATGCCGCCCAGGCGCTTGTGACCGCATACGCGGGCAAGGTGCTGCCGCTCCTGGAGAAGCGCGCGGGCGAGCGCTGGGACACGACTGGCGCCGAAATGCGCCGGGCGTGGGCGGAGGAAGCGAGGGCTGATCCCGACATCGGCGGCGCGAAGTTCGACGAGACGAAGGCGCTCGCGCGCGCGACGTTCACGCGGTTCGGCGTAAAGGCCGATGGTCCGTTCCTGAAGCTGCTCGAAGAGAGCGGTCTGGGATCGCATCCGGACATGCTCCGCTTCGTCGCGAACGTCGGGCGCCTGACGGGCGAGGCGACGACGGACAGCCGCGGCGGCGGACAGCAGCAAACGCGGCTGGCCGATCGCGTCTATGGCTCGCCAACGCCACGGGAATAAGGGATAGGGATCGAACGCGCGGGACCGGGTTCAATCCAAGGTGGAAGGGTAACAAATGGCTGTTCTGGGAACCACGGTCCCGACCCTCGCGGACATCGCTGCGTCGATGGGTGCGGACGGGACTTTCGACACGGATCGCGTTAATCTGCTCTCGCAGACGAACGAAATGATCCAGGACATGGTGTGGAAGGAAGGCAATCTTCCGACCGGCCATAAGACGACGCTGATCACCGGTTTGCCGACGGTCGGCTTCCGCCGGTTCAACGAGGGCGTTCCGCTCTCGAAGTCCACGGGCGCCTCGATCGAAGAGGGCTCCGCGATGCTGGAAGGTTTCTTCCAGGTCGATCGCGGGCTCGCCGTCATGTCGGGCGATGTCAATCAGTACCGGCTCGACGAGAGCGGCTTGTTCATGGAAGCCATGAACCAAACGCTCCAGACGTACCTCCTGTACGGCAATTCGGCGACGATGCCGGAGAGCTTCACGGGCTTCGCCGCGCGTTACAACACGATGGCCGGCGCGATCGGTCAGCAAATCGTGGACGCGGGCGGCACCGGCACCGACAACACGTCGATCTGGCTGGTCGGCTGGGGTCCGTCCGTGTTCGGCATGTATCCGAAGGGTACGGTCGGCGGGCTCCATCATGAAGACGTGACGGTCAACCGCACGGCGATGGCCGGCGCTCCGAACGTCATGACGGGCGACGTTCTCCAGGACGCGAACGGCCGCAACTTCATGGGCTATCGCGATCACTTCCTCTGGAACTGCGGTCTGGTCGTTCGCGACTATCGCGCGGTCGCCCGGATCGCGAACATCGACGTGTCCGATCTTGTCGCGGGCAACGTGTCGGCGGCGGACATCATCAAGCTGATGGTGCGCGCCTATTACAAAATCCCGACGAACCTTCGGAAGAACAACGGGAAGAACGGCTTCGGCCGTCCGGCTTGGTATGTGAACCCGACGATCAAGGCGGCGCTTCACCTCCAGGCGCTCAACAAGGCGTCCGCCCAGATTTCGCTCCGCGAGATCGACGGCATGGAGGTTCTGACCTTCCTCGGCATTCCGGTGCGCGAGGTCGATCAGCTCCTGAACGCGGAAGCGCGCGTCGTCTAACTGCAACCCGGTACGGCTGGCGCTTCGGCGCCGGCCGGCTTACCAATGTTCAAGGAAGGGTAGGAACCTATGCTTATCGACCGCCAGACGCTGCTCTCCGACAAGCAAGCCGTGACCGCCACGGCGTTCTCGTCGGATCAGTACGACACGGGCAACGTCTCGCCCGCGCGCAACCTGGGGCGCTCCCCGCTGGGGCTGCGCGCCGTGGTGACGTGTTCGCTCGCCGCGCTTGCGGCCGGCGCCGCCACCGTTCGCTTCGAGCTGATCGAGGCGGACGACGCGGCCGGCACGAACGCCAACGTCCTGATGGCTTCGGGCGACATCCCGAAGGCGAACCTTCTCGCCGGGACGAAGCCGTTCGACGTGCCGATCCCCGATCACACGAAGCGCTTCCTGATGGGGCGCTATACCGTGACGAACGGGCCGTTGACGCAGGGGACGTTCTCGTTCGCCCTGCTCACCGGGTCGGACTATCAGCGCGCATATCCTGGGGGCTATCCCCAGGCGTTCTAACCGCCAGCGTGGAGCCGGGCTGATCGTCCGGCTCCGTCGTCTGCTCAAGAGGAAGTGGAGATTTCCATGACGGAACAGGAAAAGATCGACAAGGCGGTAGCGGCTGCGGTCGCGAAGGCCGAGAAGGATCGCGAGGCCGCGATCGAGAAGGCGCGCGAGGAAGAGCGGGCGAGGAACGCGGACGCGATCGAGGAAGCGAAGGCGCTCGCCGTCGCGGATGCGGATGCCGCGCGCCAGACGGCAATTCAGGAAGCCGTCGCCAATGCGCAGGCGGAAGCCAAGCGCGAAGCGGATGGCCGGATCGAGGCGATCCTGTCCGAAGCGAACAGCGCCATCGCCGACGCCCGCCAGTCGGGCTTCGACAGTGCCAGCCGCGGCGGACGCACGGGCGAGCTGAAACACTATGTCCTGATCGGCGTGTCGTTCATCGGCGGCTCGCTGCTCGCGCCGGGTTCGCGCGTCACGTCGGACGATCTCGGCACCTATCGCGATCCCGCGACCGGGACGGAGCGTCCGGTCAAGCCGGGCGAAACCCTCGTCGAAGTGACGGAGGACGGCAAGCCGATCGACGACGCCGCGGCGTGGAAGCTCCAGGGCATCGCGGGCCAGCTCTCCGACATGCCGATCGCCGCGGTTCAGCCGTTCTCGCCGAACCCGACGGCGCCACAGGGCGCTCCCGCCCAGGCGCCGGGCGGCGTATCGCTCGTCGAGGGCCACCTTCGCACGGCTCCGCCGGAGGGTGTCGAGAGCAACGCCGCTGCCGCCGCCCGTGCCGAACAGGCGAGCAACAGCGCGAACGCGGTCGCCGCGATGACCGCGGGCGAGGCGCCGAAGCGCCGCGGATCGTCGAGCTGACGACACGTCTACATGTAGACAGATGGGGCGGGCGGGGAGCAATTCCCGCCCGCTTCCTTTTGCGCGTCGCATAAGGCATAGTCTCGCCCGCATCGGAGGGACGAATGGCACGGTCGCAAATCTCGATCTGTAACGGGGCGCTCGATGAATGTCCCGCTGGCACGATCAACAGCATCGACGAAGACGACGTTGGCGCGCGGGCGTGCAAGCGCCGCTATCAGCCGACGCTCGAAGACTTGCTGGGCGAACACGATTATGACGCGGCGATCCGTCGCACGATCCTAGCCCAGACGATCAACGATCGGCCGGGCGAATGGCGCTTCGCCTATGCCATGCCGGAGAATGTCGCGAGCCCGAAGCGCATCCTCCCGAATTATACCGCGACTTTCGTCAACTCCGCCTATGTCCTCCAGGTCGGGCAACAGCCGTGGAGCGGGATCGGGTTCTTCCCCGGCGACATCGGTGCGAGGTACAAGATCGGCGGCGACAAGATTTATTGTGATCTGCCCGGCGCCGTCCTCGAATATGTCTCCTATGACATCCGCCTCTCCGACTTCCGCCCGCTATTCTTCCGCGCATTCGAGCTGGAGCTGGCGTCGCGCATCGTCATGCCGATCCTGAAGGATCGCTCGCGCCAGAAGGAATTAATCAGCATGGCAGAGGTCGCGCGGCAACGCGCGATGGCGGACGATCTCAACAGCTCGCCGGATCGCACCTTCGACTTCACGTCCGAAGAAGCGGCTGTTCGTCTTGGTGGCGTAGATGCTGCCTATGCCGGCTGGTACGGGGGCGCGCGCTGATGTTCCGCTCCGGCCTGTTCAACTTCTCGAAGGGCGAGCTGGCGCCGGCCCTATGGGGTCGGATCGATGTTGCGGCCTACGCGGCGGCGCTGCGCCAAGCGGTGAACGTCGTTGTCCTGAAATACGGTGGCGTCACCCGCCGCATGGGTTCGCGGTACGTCTATGAGATCACGTCGCCTGCCGGCGGGTGGGCGAGTGCGGAGGCCGGCCAGCGTCTGATCCCGTTCGAATATTCGATCGAGCAAACCTATATGCTGCTCTTCACCCAAGCGAAGATGCGACCGGCGGCGCTGGGCGGTATGGTGCTGGAGCAAGCACTGACTGTCCAGGCGGCGACCAACACGAACCCGGTTCGCATCACGGCGGCGTTTCATGGATACGCCACGGGGGAAGAGGTATTCTTCAGCGGCGTGTCCGGGATGACCGAGCTGAACGGGATGACCCTTCCTGTCACGGTGATCGACGCCAACACCTTTACCGTTCCGGTTGACGGTTCCGCATTCGGCGCGTTTTCCGGAGACAGCGGCGGCATCGTCAATGCTGGTCCACCGCCAGCCCCGCCGGCTCCCCCTCCTGTTCCGCCGCCTGTTCCGGATCCTGTCCCGCCGGCCGTAACCCCGCCGCGGTATTGCGTCACGGACGACGCGCTGATCCTAATGGATGACGGGACGGAGCGCGCTGCGCGCGATCTTGTCGCCGGGGATATGCTGTGGACGCGGCACGAAGAGACGTTCGTCGAAGGCCGCTATCCGATCGAGGCGATCGACTTCGCGGAGGAAGACATCCTCGTCGTCGTGCTGGAGACGGGGCCGCTGTTCGGGACGCCCGATCATCGCGTCTGGACGGTTGACGGCTGGCAGACGCTGCGCGAGCTGTGCGGGGTTCCCGCCGGCCGTGCACGGGTGGCGAAGATAACCGTTGCCGACGCGCACACCTATATTTCGAACGGCGCGCTATCGCACAACATCAAGCAAAATCAGCTACCGGATTATTGAGATATGAGCGTCGCACGCCTCTATTCCGTTGCTACCCCGTTCAATGCGGTCGAGCTGTCAGAGATCGACTATACGCAATCGTTCGATGCAATTTTCTTCGCCCATCTAAACCACAAACCGAACAAGTTGACGCGAGAGGGGCATACGTCGTGGACGTTCCTAGACGTGGCCTTCGGGCCTTCTATTTCGTCGCCCAACCAATTGACGGCAACGCCGACGACACCGAACACGGATAGCGCGAACAGCGGCAACGCCTACTTTCCGCGCAAACAGCGCTATGTGGTTTCGGCGATCGACGATGACAGCGGACAGGAAAGCCTTCCGTCTGTTGAAGTATCCTGCACCAATGATCTAACGCTGAAGCGCAACTATAATACCGTGACATGGGCCGGAACGGGGACGCGCTATCGCGTGTTCCGCGCGGACCTCGATGGCGGCTTCGGCTATATAGGTGAGGCGACGGGGACATCGTTTCAGGACGACAACATTATTCCCGACCTAACCGATGGGCCGCGCGTCGGGCGCAACCCATTCACTCTGGCCGGCGACTATCCTTCGACCGTGTTCTTCGTCGAGCAACGCTTAGGGTATGCGCGCACGTTCAACAATCCGAACGGGATGTATCTCTCGCGCTCCGCCGATCTGGAGAACATGGACGTGTCACGTCCTACCCAGGAAGACGACGCGATTTCGATCCGTTGCGTGGCGACGAAGGTCAACTCGATCAATCAAGTCGTCCCGCTGAACGATCTGCTGGCGTTCACGTCGGACGGGCTCTTCCGCATCATCGGCGCCAACACGGACTATCTGGCGGCGTCGCCTCCACCGCGCCCGAAGCGGCAGAACAACCGCGGCGCGTCGCGCCTGAAGCCCGTCATCGCGGACGATGTGGCGTTCTACACGCCCGCCGTCGGGAGCGACATCCGGGCGGCGAACTACACCTTCGAGATTGACGGCTACAAGTCCGACAATATGTCGATCTTCAGCCCTCACTTCTTCGAAGGCGATCTCCGCATCGTCGCCTGGGCGTTTGCGGACGAACCGCTATCCTGCATCTGGGCCGTCCGCTCGGACGGTGCGCTCTTGTGCTTCACATGGGAGCGGGAGCAAGAGGTCTGGGGCTGGACGATCTGCACGACGCAAGGCCGCTATCTCGACGTGGCGGTGATCCCGGAGAAGCCGCCGGGATCGACGACGGCGGAGCATCGCGTCTATTTCGTCGTCGAGCGCGTGATCAACGGCGTGACGCGGCGGTTCGTCGAGCGCATGGCTTCCGCAAAGTGGGCGACGGCGCAAGAGGCGTGCTTCCTGGACTGCGCCTTCAGCTTCGCCTTCGACGATCCCGTGACGGAGGTCTTCGTCCCGACGCTGGCCGGCGCGGAAGTGTCCGTCCTCGCCGACGGGGATGTCTATTCGAAGCGGACGGTGGCGGCGGATGGTCGCGTCACGATCTCGTCGCCGTCGCGCTCCTGGCATGTCGGGCTGGCCTATACCTCGCTGATCGAGACGCTTCCGCTGGTGATCCAGTCGCCCAGCGGCGGACACAATGCCGGCAAGGTGCAACAGCTCGGAAACGTCGTGCTGCGCGTCGTCAAGACGCGGGGCGTGAGGGTGGGCCGCAAGCTCGCCGACATGTTCGGGCTGAAGACGCGGACGAACGAACCGCTCGGCGATCCGAAGGCTCTCCTGACCGGGGACTATCTCGCCCAGACGCAACCGATGGCGTCGAAGGAAGCGACGATCTTCGTCGAACAGACGAACCCGCTCCCGATGACGGTGACGGCGATCTTCCTCGATCCGATCCAGAATGAGAGCTGAAAGCCGGGTCCGGATCATTCCGGCAAGCCCGGCGCATGTCGGGCGCGTCGCCAACCGGATGCGCGAGATCGACCGGATCGAGACGGGCGCGAAGGGGCGGAGCCCGAAGGCTGCGCTCCGCCTCTCGCTGAAGTCGTCCACCTGGGCTTGCACGGTCCTGCTCGATGGGGAGCCGGTCGCGATGTTCGGCGTCGTGCCGGTGTCGCTGGTCGAGGATCGCGCGCGTCCGTGGTTCTTGGGATCGGAGGCGGTCTATCGTCACGGGCGCGACATGCTGACGATCGGGCTTCGCGTGCTGGATCGGATGCACGGGGATTTCCGGCGTCTGGAAAATGTCGTATCCAGGGACAACGGGCGGGCGATCCGCCTCCTGCGGCGCTGGGGCTTCACGGTGGAAGGGGAAGAGATCATGGTCGGTGGCGTCCCCTTCGTGGCATTCTGGAAGGAAGCGGCGGATGTGTGATCCGGTGACGCTCGCGGTCGCGGGGACGGCTGTCGCGGTGGCTGGCACGGCGACGGCCGGCTACATGCAATACAATCAGAACAAATATCAGCAGAAGGTCGCGCTCGCCAATCAGCGGAACGAAAGCGCCCGCGCTGCGGACGCGATCGACCGCGGGACACAGGATCAGGACAAGCTCGCTCGCCGCTATCGGGCGATGCAGGGCTCGCAAACGGCGGCGCTGGCGGCGAACGGCATAGACGTGGACTTCGGGTCGGCCGGCGATTTTCTCCAGGACACGCGCGACCTCTATCGCGAAGACGCGGACACGCTGGCGCGCAACACGGGGAACGAAGTCAAGGGGATTGAGATCAGCGCCTCCAACTTCGGCGCCCAGGCGAAGGCGTCGGGCATGGCAGCGACGGGCGCGGCGATCTCCGCCGGCTTCGACATGGGCTCGACTATCCTCGGCGGCGTCGGCAAGGTGAACAAGATCAACGCCAACCGCCGGACGGGCGGAAGCGGCTGGGGAGCATAGGATGGCGCGTGTTCCAACGGCGACGGGGAACCTAGTCGAGCGGCGCGCGGCGCCAGCGACGAACGTCCAGGCGGTGGACTTCGGGGCGGGTGGTCGCGCGGTGGGCGAAGCCGCCCAGCGGCTTGGCGCGACGGTCACGCAATTCGGCGAGCAACAGGATCAGATCGACGCCCAGCTCGACGAAGCCGGCGCGAAGCAACTGGACGTGCAATATTCCGACTGGAGCCGGAAGCGGCTCTATTCGGACGACGGCGCATTTTACACGCGCGAGGGGTTCGAAGCCGCCAACGCCCGGCCAGTCGTCGAGAAAGAGATCGAGGATCAGCGCGCCGCCCTGCTCGCGAAGGCGACGACGCCGCGGATGCGGTTCATGTTGTCGGACGCGCTCACGCGGCGAACGTCGGCGGACCTGGAGGGGGTGGCGCGTCATGCGACGACGCAACTCCGCACCGAACAAAAGCGCCAGTCGGCGGCGCGGATGTCGGCCGCGGGGGATGATGCCGTCACCTATTCCGACGATCCGGTTCGGTTCGGGCAGGAGCTGGCCGTCGGGATCGGCGAAGTGCGCGAAGAGGGTGCGCGGAGTGGCTGGGCGCCGGAAGTGCTGAAGCGCGCGGAAACGGAGTTCACGTCGGGCGTCCGCCAGCGTGTCGCCCAGGGGCGTCTCGGCAAGGGGGACGTGGAAGGCGCGTCGGCATGGCTGGAGGCGAACCGGGATCGCATGCTCCCGGAGGATGTCCGCGGGCTCGACGCCGCGCTCCGTGCGCCTCTGCTGGAGCGGCAAGCGGACGGCATCGTTGACGATCTGCTCGGCATTGCCGCGCCTGTAGACGCGCAAGTCACGACGGCGCGGGGTGCGTCTGCGCCCGTTGGCGGCGCGTCGAACGTCCTCGCGCGTATGGCGCCGATTACCGCGTTCACGGAAAGCCGCGGGCGGGAAACCGATCCGAAGACAGGGAAGCGGATCACAAGCTCGGCCGGCGCCCAGGGCGTCATGCAGGTCATGCCCGGAACGCAACGCGATCCGGGGTTCGGGGTGCGGAAGTCGAACGGCACGCCGGAAGACGATGCGCGTGTCGGGCGCGACTATCTGGCCGCCATGATGAAGCGCTATGGAAACGATCCGGCAAAGGCGTGGGCGGCGTATAATTGGGGGCCGGGCAATCTCGACGACGCGATGAAGAAACATGGCGGCGACTTCTCCGCGGTGTTGACTGATCCGGCGACGCCTGGGGAGACGAAGGCGTATGTCCGCGGCAACATGGCGGCGCTGGGCGGTCGGCCGGGTGTGCAACAGGCGCCGCGCGAGCATGACATGGCGACGCTGCTAGCCCGCGTCGATCAGCTCAATCTTCCGTTCGATGTCGAGCAACAGGTCCGGCGGCAACTGACGGAGCGCGTCGGGCTCGACGAAAGCCTGTTGCGCCAGCGGCGGGAGAAGGCCCAGGAAAGTGCGCTGGAGATCATCGACCGCGGAGAGGCGGCGGGGAAGCCCGTCACCCGGCAAAGCCAAATTCCGCAAGCGGTCTGGGACAGCATGTCGCCGGATCAGCGGCTATCGCTGCGCGGCGTGATTGAGCGCAACGCCAAACCGGCGGAGCGCGCGACCGATTACGGCACCTATACCCAGCTCTCCGACATGTACGCGCGCGATCCGGCGGCGTTCGCGAAGCTCGATCCGATGTCGTTCCGTAACGGTCTGTCGAACAGCGACTATGAACAGGTCATGGGCTGGCGCCGCGATGCTCTTGGCAACGCGGCGAAGGGCGGTCGCGGAGAGGGACAGGTCACGTTCTCGCGCATCCGCGGCGTCGTCCAGAATGCGGTGCAAGGGGCCGGGCTGACCTATGCCGGGCTCAAGACGAAGGACAATGCTGGCCGGGCGGCGGTGGACAAGCGCGTCTATCAGCTCGAAAAGGCGATCTCGACCGATGTCGAACTATGGCAACGCGCCAACCCGGGGAAGGCGATCTCCGATCAGGAGATCAGCCAGATTGCGGATCGCCAGCTTATTCGGTGGCGCCCGTCGGGCGTCGATCGCGATGATGCCGACAAGGCTCCGCAATTCTATTTCGAGCGCCCGCGCGGCGGCGGCGGCGTGGCGTCCGTGCCAACTGCGGAGCTTAACCGGCTGAAGGCGACAGGTCGCCGCATCCTTGGCCGGGAGCCGACGGAAAGCGAGCTGTTGCAAGCGTATCTGACCGAAGCGCGCGGGGGGCGCTGATCAATGGCAATCGTTCCGACTTCGCGCGGTGGCGCCGACACGTTTTTCCGGTCGCGGATCGCCCAGCCATCGGCGCCGTCCGATGATGGCGCTCCCGCATCCCTGCCGTCGGCCGCTACGTCGCAAGAGACGATGGAGGCGGGCGCCGCTTCGTTCTTCCATGCGCGCCGGCAAGCCGACGAAGACGCCCAGATTACGTTCCGCGCCGCGTCGAAGGCGAACCCGGAAGCCGCGCGCCGCGCGAACCGGCTGGCGCCCTTCACCGGACTGCCGGCGGATACGATCGAGCGCAACCTGGGCGAAGTCGAGCATGGCGTCCGCGCTGATACGGCGGCGGCGGCAATGCAGGGCAACCCGCGGCTGGCCGCGTGGATGGGGCAACCGCGCAACGCCGCGGCGGCATCGGATGACGTGCCGACGCTGAAGGGGATCAGCGATCAGTTTCAAGCCTTCTGGGGAAAGCCGAAGCCCCAGAAGACGATGATGCAACGCGCCTGGGATTTGGCGAACACGGACATCCTTCGCGCCGTCGGGATCACGAAGAGCCCGTGGGCGCAACAGGCGGACATGGCGCGGAATGATGGCTTTCTCGATCATGTGGACGATCTGCTGAACCGTGGGACGGCGGCGGTCCAGGGCGGTCTCGCGCGGCTGTCTTCGACGATCAGCCCGTTCGCGGGCGCGCGCGAGGCCAATCGCGAAGCCGCGCGTGGTCTGGAGGAAACGGCGAACGCGCCCGTCGGCGGTACGACGACTTGGGACGACGTGAAGTCGAAGCGATCCGCCGGCACGCTGGGCCGCTATGTGCTGGATGCAAGCATCGAGAGCGTTCCGGGGATGGCGCTCGCCATGCTGCCGGGTGGGCTCGGCATCTATGGTGCGAGCCAAGCGGGAAGCATCGGGCAACAGCGCGCGAACAATAACGGGCGGGACGATGCGAGGCTCGCCGACGTGATCGCCGCGGCTCCGGCGGCGGCGGCGTCCGCGCTGCTGGAGCGCGCCGGGATCGAGAGCATCTTCCATAGCGCGGGCCGGTCGGCGCTGAAGCGCGTCGCGGGTGCCGCGGCGGGTGAGGGTGCGACGGAGTTCGCGCAATCGGCGGTCGAATATGCCGGTGGCACGGCCGGGACGGACAAGGGCTTCAGCTTCGGCGAAATGGTCGATCAGGCTGTCGCGGGCGCGGTGGCCGGCGTTGGCATGGGCGGCACGATCCGCGGCGTTCACGAGACGGTATCGAGCGGCGCGCGTCGCGTCGTCGAGGCGACGCAAGCGCGGGCCGGCGGCGCGATGCTGGATCGCATGATGGGGCGCGCTGCGGAGAGCCGCCTTCGCGATGGCGATCCCGACGCATTCCAGGCGTTCCTCGCCGCCCAGGCGGAGGGGACGCCCGTCGAGAACGTCTTCATCCCGGCGGAAGTGATCCGCGGGCTTTATCAAGATCAGGGCCGCGACTGGAACGATCCCGACGACGACTTCTTCGGGGCAATGGCGCCGGACTTCCGGGAACAGATGGAGGCCGGTCTGGCGTCCGGTGGCGATGTCGTCCTCCCGACTGCGGCGGTTGCGGCACGAATGGCCGGCACTCCCGAATGGGATCAAATCCGCCCGGATGTCCGCCTCGCCCCCGGCGGTATGTCGTCGAATGAAGCCCAGGCGATCGAAGACGGATGGGCGGAGGAAATGGCCGGCCGCGCGCGCGAAATGGGGGCGGACTTCCGGGCGGAGCAAGAGGCGGCGGAGCCGCGCCAGCGCGTGTTCGATGCGGTTTTCTCGATGTCGCGCCAGTCGGGCTTCTCGCTCAACGCCAGCCGGTCCTATGCGGACCTGTGGGCGGAACGGTACGCGACCCGTGCCGATCGTCTCGGCGACGGCCGGTCGGCGTTCGATCTCTTTGAGCAATCGGTGGCGGGCATCCGGACGGAGCTTCCGGGATCGGTACAGCCCTACCAGCGCGGCGATCAAATGGACGTTCTGATCAACGCCATGCGGCGCGGCGCGGAGCCGGCGAAGCCGACGCGGCCCTCCCTCGTCGATTGGATCATCGACCGCGGCGGGCTCGATGATGTCGGCGGCGATGTCGCCAGCATGGGCGGGCGCGACGTGTTCCGCGGCGGGTACTTCGGGCGCCCGAAGCGTTCGCTGATCCGTGACACGGCGGCGGACGGACAGGGCGGCATGTTTGGCGGCGCGGCTGGCGCCAGCCGGACGGGGCTCGATCTGACGCTTCAGGATGCGATCAGCGAAGGTTATTTCCCCGAACTGCGCCGGGATGGCGAGATCGTCGG